ATATATATATAAAAATAGAAGGCCTAAGAGAAAATCTCTTAGTTGGTTGGCCTCCTATAATTAATAGTCTTCACTTCTACTGCTAATGTAAAAGCAAAAACAAGCTAACAATACTGCTATTACAAAATGCATTCATCAATTATAATGCTTTGCTTTTCTAGTTCTTCATCAATTTCAATTGTCTCTCCATTGATACCTACTAGCTCCCATTTTTCAGTATTAGTTGTTTGATTGTTTACAACATCAGACATCATAAAATCATGAAAGTTCTGAGAATCTTGTAACCAATCCCTTGGTGTAGATAGTTTTAATGCATGTGTTACGTGATTGTAAAAACTCCAAGCATTGTTATTATCTGTTAAGTAATCATAAGAAGGTTTATTAATCTCTTTCTTAATTATAGACATCTGTGAAGAAGTTACAATCTCTTCATCTATAAATAGTCTACCAACTAAAGCTGCTTGCTCTGTCTTACTTAACAATGTAGACTTTAATGCATCTCTATCTTTAAGAATGCGTGAATAATGAACTTCTCCATTCTTAATTTGATTGCTCAGCTGCATTTTAATATCATGACCTGCGGATCCTGTGTGTTTTCTTTTAAAGTTCATCATGTCTCCAGCTACCATACCATTGTTACATACCATAACATATGCACCAATTGCACACTGAAATCTTGTACTCTTATCATAAGAGTTTGTCCAGGCAAACATCATCCCTAATTCTCTTTCTTTAGAGATATCTTCATCAGTTGTCTGAGAAGGATAGATATGATATATGCCTTGTGCTACATTGGCATTCATGTTTGCTCTATATAATTCTTTACGAATAGTAAATCCACTATTCTCCAATAAATTTTTTGTGTCATCTATCACTTGTTTATGTGATATGACTGTATAACTCTTACCATGTTTAGGTAAAGGTTGACTTTCTAAATAATTCTGTGTTGTTTCTACTGCTCTTTTATAACGCATAGTTTAAACTTTTAAAGTGTAAATATAACTATTTTATATGGGATAACCAATTAAAATATATATCTGATTGTTTTTATAGAAAAATACTTTGAATAAATTTCTTTAAATTCAGATAACAACCTTCCTTTATGTTCTAAAGGATATCTCATAACTCCTGATTGATTCTTAATTTCATAAGATCTTCTCATCAACTCTCTTGCTTCTGGTGTTGTTTTAATCATTTGCTTAACATGATTAGTTAAAGCAATAACTTCACATTTATTTTCACCTGCTACATCTTTTACCATAGAAAAAAGATTATTATACTCTTCTTTCCAACCGGGGTAAAAAATTAAAGGGCTATAATTTAAATGTACTTCCCAGCCCAATTTCTTAAGCCTATTAATATCAGCTATACGGCTTACTATCTTTTGCATCTTAGGTTCTAATATATTAGAATACTTCTGAGGCATAAGACTTACACGTACCCGTGGTGGTTTATTAAAGTGATTTACATCTAACTTTAACAACCCTGGATACTTAGTGGCCATAGTACTATTAAGTTGTGGGTGATTATCAAACCTCTTAAGATAATCAATCAAAGGTTCAGGCATGTGTTTCTGCATCAGTACTAAATCTGAATTGCAGGCAACATCTACCATAGTATATATAGGGTCTTGTTGATCAGGGACTTTAGTAAATTCCTTTTCCCATTCAACAACAGACTCATAAATCTCATCAACGTTCTTGTTAACAAAAACTCTTTTACCATTATATCTAGACATATAACAATATGTATCTACACAGCCTCCAAAACACCCATATATGATGTTTGGAGCTATGCAATTACTACTATTATTATTTGTTTTGGTAATTAAAGTTTTGGTTTTCTGAACTTTAATCAACGGTCTTTAACAAATTGACCATTAACCATCCTACCTGTACGTTGTGAAATTACATTGTAAGCACTTTCTAAACATTTTTCTAAACTAATGTTTTGCATCTTAGCTTGAATAATCAAGGTAACCATAATATCACCCATAGCATCAATGATCTCTTCACGGTCTTTAACATTAATGGCCGTGCAAAGCTCAGTTGTTTCTTCTAATGTTTTCAGTGCTTGGGCCATTGGTGTAGCTTTAGCAAGAATACCTTTTTCCATAGCCCAGTTTTCTACTGCGCATTCTAATTCAAAATAATCCATATTGTTTAATTGTTTTTTAATAATTCTAATACTTCAGTCAATGATTCATGACGGTGGTTATCTTCTAGTACAACTTTATATACATGAAGAGAACTTGTAATCTTAGCAACTTCATTAATTGCAGAATAATTTTTGTCTTTTAAATCTATTTGTTGATTGTCTCCACAAAAGATCATCATTGAATCTTTACCTAGTCTACTTAAAGCCATTGAAAACTGAGAGCGTGTTAAGTTCTGAAACTCATCTACAATAACAACAGAGTGATCAAATGTCCTTCCTCTAAAATGAGATAAAGAAACCAATTCTATTTGTTCTTCAGATTCAAGCTTCTCTAAAAGCTCAGGTTTATTATAGACCTTACGCATATTAGATTTAATAGGTACCAACCAAGGTTCCATCTTTTCTTTTTCAGAGCCAGGTAAAAAACCATTATCTTCTGTTGCCACAGTAGGCCTAGTAATAATAATCTTATTGTATTGTCTCTTAAAAAATTGATCTAGTGCTATTTGGACAGCAAGTAGTGTTTTACCACTACCTGCGTTCCCATGTATAAAACTAAAAGGATGTTTAAGTATTTGTTCTTTTGCAACCTTTTGTTCTTCTGATAATGTAATACTAAATCTGATAGACCCTTTAGGTGGTCTCTTTGTTATATTTGTTTTTGCCATTAGAATAGTGTTAATTGATTTGGAGCAACATCAATAATATTATTAATCTCTTGCTCTATAGCTTCAAGATAATATTTTTTATCAATATCATAGTTTTCCCACTTAGGTTCTAATTGCATATCATTAAATATTGACTGCAACCATTTGCCAGCTTCTAACTGTATCTCTCTTTTATCTTTCTTGTTAACTTTAAGAATCTTTACACCGGATTTAGATATAAAATATCTATTAATCTTCTGTAATTTTTCTTCATCAAATATACCATTCTTTATTTGTCTAGCAACCTGTTGCCAATCACCTTTTGATTTTCCACCAATACAATAATCTAATATGTTTTTATTTGTATCAATATAATCTTCAGGTAACATATCATGAACAAAGTAATGATAGATTGCCTTTGGTATAACAAGTTTAGATTTATTCTTGTGCAACTGCAGGTTATGAAAATCAAATCTACCCTTAAGTTTTACCGGGGCAAAACTAAACTTATCATTCTCTACTTTAAATAAGTAATGAGGATTGTCAGTTTTTAGTTTTCTCCAAGTAGATATATCTACATCAACCCACTTATTAATACCAATGTAGTTGTTAACATCACCAATAACCATCTTCTGATATTCATCATGCTCTAAATTAAGATTGGTTTTCTTTTCCCATTCTTCACATATAAGCATGTACTCATCATAAAATGCCTTTGGTATTATAGTTTCTACACCATCTGTGTTTTGTAATAAAGCAATAGCACCCGGTATACGCTCCATAATTTGCTCATAAAGCATCATTAGGGATAGTTGACCATTGATTGTTATTCTCATACATAACTCAGGATCATAAAAGAAGCTATTTTCATCATTGCTAAGACCAAAAGTAGAATTAAGTATAATCTTATATACATAGTTCATTGGATTGCTCTTAGGAATCTTCTTACGCTCTTCAAAGAACCACTCATATTGATTACAGAATTCTTCTTTAGGGAAATGACCCGGAGACCACTTGTTTTTAATAGCCAGATTAGGATAAAAAGATGTTACATCAGAAGACATAATCATCATGTCATCATCCGGTTCATAAACACCTTTCTTTATAGCACCATGAACACCACCTAAACCAAAGTGTGTATTGACACCCTTATAGTTTATGTTGTATTTAAAACTACCCTTAAGACTACCTGCGTTAACTTCTAATGAAGCAAACCTATCAAACAATACCTTAAACTCTTGAGATGAGAAAGAAATGTATGGTAATATAATATCCTTAATCTTAATTGTATCCCTATAAGTTCTCATCTGTTTGAGATCTCTTTTAGGAATATTTAAGTTTCTAGATAAATAATATCCAAATATCTCTTTACTAATCCTAGGCTCTGAGGCACTAAACATGTTAATATTGTATGTACTTGTCAATTCTTTTCTTAAAGCTACTTGAGATCTTGATCTGTTATAGATTTCTTTTGTAGACTTAACATCATTAATGCAGTATTCAAGTATAGTGTCTAGATCTTTTTGAGTTCTGATTTCAGTTTCATGATGAATAGGCATATCTAATATATTCTGCCAATCCATACTATACTGAATCCATTTAAGACTAGAACGTTTAGCCGGGTTATCCCAATGGTGCATTTTAAATAAATCTATTTGACCTATTCTCATCTTCCATTGTGGATAATCACTAAACTCTTTATTGTTTGATTTCTGTATACATCTCTGTGCATACTTATAAATAATATTAGCAACTAGATGACCATCAAGACCTAAACCTTCTTCATCTTTCCATTTACTAACATTATCTAATATATAGTGAGTTACTTGCGCATCAAATGCTAATCCATTATAGGATATATGCCACTCTTTGTTTGTGATGTTGTCTTCTAGAAAGTTTATAAATTCTGTCTGATCATTTCTTAACCGTGATATTACAAATATCTTAGTCTCTGTAGTTTTATAATTTTCAAAAACACCAGTAAAACAATCATAAAGTGTTTCATAATCCATTACCCAATGTTTCATTCTTTTTCTTCTTTAAGTTTATCTTTAAATGTATGTAGAGTTCTTTCATTAATACCTAAAGCTTTAGCTGCACTTCTTACAGTTTTATGCTTTTTTAGAGCTAGAGTCATTAATCTCTCTTTCATTTGTAACAGTGTTTCCATCTTTATAATTTTTAAGTGCTACTACTTTAGCTTCTAATATTAAATCCATAATACTATCATAGATGCTTTCTACTGCTTCAGGAGATCCCTCACGCTCTAACTTTTTATCAATCTCTCTTTCATATAAGTCAACAGTCTTGATTACTTGTTTAATCTTCTGTTTAACTTGTTGTGTATGTATATACTGTAACCCATGTGCAAGTTCACCTATGCACTTAGTCATAGCAAATAGGATGTTTACATCCATTATTTCTTCATCTGTTAATTTAGCCATATAAATATATTAGAGCAAAAAAAAGCCCAAATTAATGGGCTCCTTTACATTATTTAATAAATAGAATAGGCTACTTATTGACCAGGCATGATAATTTTAGAAACTTTTGTTTCTTCAATATCTACAAAAAATTGTTTGTAATCATAAGAAGATGCATTGATTGCAAATATATTAATAAAGTCTTCAATGTCTTTTTTATCTGATAAATAAAATTCAGAAAAAGTATCCACTAATCTTCTTTCTTCTTTATGTGTTTTACCTGTTTGCTTATTAGGTGTCTTAAGTCTCATAGGTTGACCATCATCATCTAACTTAGGAACCATATGATAGGATTGTTTCATCACTTTACTGATGACTGCTAAAATGCCTGACGTAGGGTCAAACATAGCTTCTGTATAAGGTGAGTCATTACTGACTGGAATCATTGTAAATGATTTAGCATTTCTAAAACTAGAACTTACTAACATCATATTTTGTCCAATTTTTGACATATTGATTTTTTTTTATTTAGGCAAATATACATTACATTCTTTTAATAAAGAAAGAAATGCACCATTTTTATTAATAACTGTTTCTTTTATCAAGTCTGGCGGGCTGCATAATTCAAACACATCTTCTAAAAGTTCTACTTCAACATCTAGCTCATCAGCATAAAATTCATGAAATCCTTCTGGTGATAAAAATGCTTCAACAAAGTCTGAAGATTTAGAATCACTAAAGAAATCTATAATTATTACCTTAGAGTTTAAACTAAATTGAGAATATTTTCCTTTTAGAAATTTGTTAAAGTCACTTTTATAGCCTGAGAAATCAAAAACAAATAAATGTTTATTATCTCCCAGGTCTATATACTCATCAAATTTAGGATGGTTTCTTATGTATCTTTTACAGAACTTATCAAATGAATCACACATTTTAACTTTGTATTCACAAAGAAATTTGTAATCATCAAAAGAGTGCACATTATCCATAGCTATATAAGTTTGCTTTGGAACGTATGCCAATCCTTTCTTTAAATCCAATAAAGGATAAAGAAAGACCCTACTCTTCTGAAAATAATCTGTATACACAATACCCATACTATAATCTAACTTTTTCAATTAAGAAATTATAAGGTAAGCTATAATTTCTTTCATTATAATGGTATTCTGCAGCCTTAATTACATTACTAAAAGCTTGCGCCCATTTATTAAGTGTAGCATCTGTAACTTCAAAAGTATAAACTTGGTTATATTTATCTATAACAACAAACTTAAACTCAATCTTATACTCATCTACATTATCAATTGATTTACTTATATCTTCATAAACAAGTTTACAATAAATAGCAGCTTGAAGCCAGTAGTTATAAAACTCTACTGTATCATTAAAGTCAGCTATTGTTTTACCTGTAGTTTTAAGATCACATATAGTTATAAGCTTCTCATCATGATTAACTTTATAGTAATCTATGTAACCATGCAAACCAAAAGGCATTTTAGATAATGTACAACTCAGATATTTTTCTGCATGAGTTTCTATTGGGTCTAAATCAAAGTCTGTTGAAACTTCTTCAAATATTGCCATAACATCACTGTTACTTTTAATAAACTCTGCCTGCTCTGTACACTTTAATAAAGTATCTTGATCTACAACATCAACGTTTTTGTTAGATAAGAATTCCCAATAAGGTTCAAACTCATCTTTTATAATCTTAACAATACGTTGCTCATCTGTTTTTAGAGACTGATACAAATTCATTTCTTTGAGTGAATCCAATACTATTTCAGATGGGACATCAAATAACTTTTCTGCATCAGTATATAAAGACATGTTCTTTAAAACCTTTCTAACACTATCTGATGGTGCTTTACCAGGTACAATACTAAACTTGTTCTCAACGTTTTCAGGTTCAAACACCAAACAATGTACAAGCTTGCCTTCTACTAAATGTTTATCTGTTCTAACCTCACGGTCATTTAAAATATAGTCCTTATAAAATAAGGATGGTGAAAATAAAAGTTTATTTAAAGAAGAGTAGCTAAACTTAAATTTATCATTTGAGTAAAACTGCTCTTCTTTTTCAATGTTTCTATTCATTAATTGAGTTATTATATTTTTCCTTTAATACAAGATGTTCTAAATCAACTTTAAATACTTCAGCTCCTGGTCCTACCATTGCATTTAAGCATTTATTGAGAAATAAAGATCTGGTATTGTCAACAGCAAATTTAGTTAATTTTCTATCTTCTGTCAAAGCCATGATGTATCTATTATAAGAATAAACATTATTAGTATCATGACCACCTTCATATGATTTTAACCGTGACCTCATAGCTTTTACATTTACTGTATTCCAATTATTAGTAGCTTTCATCCAATCATAGTGCCACCAATACAAACTAGATACTACATTAAATGATTTTTCTATATTAGAATTAGCTAGCATTTCAAGAGCCAATGTTCTATTTTCTATATCATTACTTGTAATCATCTGTTCTATGGTACCGTATTGATCATCTTCAATAATTGCTAAATCTTCATCAATTATTTCAGTTATTGCAGTATCAAATACAACAGTAGCTACAGAATTAACAACTCTATCATAATCTTTAACTTTACCTTTTTCAATCATAACTACTCTAGATCCTAGATTTGCTGCTTCATGAAAAGGTTCTGTAATCTTAAGAAATTGGTCTCTCCATAACTGAACATTATTACTACTATTATAGTAGTGTTGATTAAAAGCAACAATAGAGTTTTGATCCATTCCAGATAGTTTTTCTCTAAGCTGATTAAGAGCTCCATCAGTAAACATACCTTTCTCTTTTGCTATAATACAAACTCTAACGAAGTCTCTGTAATCTAAAAATTTATTACTATACCAATTGTATGTGAATAAAGATTCTAAAAACTTATATGACACTACATGTATGTCTGCCTTATCACTATTCCTAGTAATTTTACAATCAAACCTTTCCTTTAACAAATCAAACTTTTGTCTTGGTAAGTTTAATTTAGGATATCTATAAATCTTTACATCTTGTAAGCTAATAACAGATGGTTGCTGTTTACCAGTAACTATGTTATGTAACCCAAAATTTGCAAGATCATCACCTGATAAATGATAGTTATCACTACTACCAACATACAGTTCATCTGTTAGTTCTATATCAAATGCTCCAGATGTTAGTTCAACGTTTTTGTTGACTGTAACATCATCTCTCTTTAAATTAAAATTATATATTTTTTTAGTCATTTTTTAAATATTTTTGATATTCTTTTTTTACAGCTACTTTAAAAGTATAAAGATCCCTGTTATGAATGCTTATTTCTTTTCTTACTATAGGTTCTAAATATCTGAAACTTGTTTTACATAACAATTCTCTCTCTTCTAACCAAAGTATCATGTCCTGAGCACTCTTTCTTTCAAAATCAAGAAATCCAGATTCTTTTAACCAATACTGTAGATCTTTATCTCTGTTATCTGCATATGTTATACTACTACAGTCTTGTGAAAATTGCCATAATAAATGATAATTTTTTTTATAATCTATAGTAGGAACAATTTTAAGAGCTAAGGCCTTATCATCACCATAAGCCTTTAATTGCGCTTTTAAATCATTAAACAGACCTTCATCAAGAGTCATTTTAGTAGCAGATGCATGTAACACAGTCTCAGGATCAATAACACTAACATGTGTGGTATCAATTATATGAGCCAAGTTTATAGCCATACCAGTAAGCATCCAGGTATCATATAGACTATCATTTATATCTATATCATAATATCTTACATTGTCTGTAATCTTAGGTGTAATAATACATTCTAAACCAGAATCTGAGACTTTTTTTAGGACACCTGTTTTTGTTGCATCTCCCATTGTAGTTTCATAATTCCATATCTTATTCATCATTATAGTAGACGGGATATTTTCCGCATTCTGTAATGTATGAGTAGAAATATCCTCATGCCCAATTATAAGATCTGCTAATTCATAATCATTTGTAACAGTTATACCGTGCTCTTTAAGAGCAGCCTTTAATCTATCTTGTGATACATTACACTTAGGTAGTATAAAAGCTTTCTTTTTGGTTCTAAAAGTTTGGTCATCTTCTGTGGGGACCGTTAATATACTGTGTATTTTTTCATATGTTGTTTGATCTTGAGTACATAATACTTTATTACAGTCTGTATTAGAGAGGACACCATAAACGGTGTCACTCTCCAATGCAAAGTAATTTAAAGCATCAGTATCAAAATCTTGATATACTGATTTATTTGCCATTTTATTTCATTGTCATTTTAACAATCTCAGGGATCATCATTAATTTATTGAACTTTTGTTTATTACCACTAAATATTGATCTTACAATCAAATATTTTAAGTCATTAGTAAAATAGTCTTCAGTACATAGTGTCTTTAGTCTATCTGTATTCTTTTGACTTACGGTATTTTCTTTAGAATACACAACAGCATAATTTGCTAAACGTGTAGCTAATGTAGATGCTATATCAGCACGGTAATTATCATCCTTACCAATACAACTTCTAAGTTCACCTAAAATATATTGCTGATTATCATGTGTCAACAAATCTTTTGGTGTTACAAGCTTATCAAGTTTATTATTAATGAAGGTTGTGAACATTGATGCAAAAGCATCACCTACACTACCCTCACCAATCATTTGAATCATGCTGAGGTTATCTTCAAAATTATCAAAACTTGATATAGCATTAAAGAATGTAGTAATAGATCTTGCATTTGTTTCTTGAGTTACTAACTCAGGATTCAATAACAAAAAGTTAATACATCTAGAATCTACACCTGCTTCTTCTGCCCATTGAGCCCATACATTAACATCAAACTTAAGATTTGCGGTTACATATCTAGTCTTCTGTGCACTATCTACACTGTTAACCATATAATCTCCGTTATCCGGGTTAGCTGTTAATATAATATGCCAATCCTGTGGTAGTGTCCATGAAATATAAGACTGTCTGTCAATCAATTCCATACAAGCTTGAATAAAACGTACATCAGCACGGTTCCAGTCATCTAGTAATAAGATACCACCTGATTTTTTATCAGCAATCCACTCTGGTGGACAATAAGACATTCTGTTCTTACCAGTCATTTTGTATCCATTTTTTAGATACTCTTGTACAGCAAGTTCATCAACCCATAAACCAACTTTTTTGGTTTTTGCTTGAGGCATCTTTGCCAGAGATGATGATGCAGCAGCTCTTTGTGCAGCAGTATAAGATATGTCATTTTTATTTTCTGAAACTTTTGTCTCTTTATACATTTGGAATTGTCTAACTGGGAAACCTACTAAGTCACCTAGCTCTTCTATCTGTGCTAAGTTTAACTTAACAAAGTTTAAATCATTCTCTTTAGCTAGTTCAACAATGGTTGACGTTTTACCAATACCTGATTCACCAACAACCTCAACAGATACAGATTGCTTACCTTCTTTTTGTAAGAATCTGTTGTTTGTGATTATGTGGTTTACAAATCCTTTTAGTTCTGTAGCATTTAAATTTACTTGACCCATTTTTACTTTTTTAATTTAATTTAGTTTTATCTTTTGTCCTGGTAATTCATCATTTATCTCTGATATACTGCTATGTACCCATAGGGTATTTTTTGGACAGTCATCAGGAGAATATGCTTCACCGTCTGTTAAATATATAAGAGCTGTATAAACTCCTTTCTTTTCATTATAGTGATCAATTACTGGTTGGAAGCTTGTTCCACCACGACCATGTATTTCCCAATCTTTTTTAGGATTGAATTCTTTTACACTTTTAAGCTGTGTATCACACTGTGCAACTGTAATCTTATGACCAGTTTTATGCATATGTGCTAACTCAGAGAAGAATTCTTTTAGTTCTTCTGTATTTACAGATCCTGATGTATCAACACCAACAAGTATGTGATTCTTAAACTTTATCTTTAAACCTGGATTCTCAGAATAACGTTTATTATACTTACGTCTCATTTTTCTAGTGTAAACTATACTTGAATTACCAACAAACCTTCTTAAGTAAGCTTTCCAATTAAACTTTGCAGGTTCAACATGCATTAACTTGTGAATTAGTTCTGCTAACTCTCCTGGCACACTACCTTGCTTTTTAAGAGTTTCTTGTGTTGCTTCCTTAAGCTGATGATCAACCTGTTTTTGTACAAGCTTTTTATCTGCTTCAGATAAATCATCAAATTCATTCCATGTACCATGACAATATTGTGATTCACCATTCATTTCATCCATTAGATTATCTAATGAAGGAGAACTCCCATCTTGCTGCGCTTGTTCCAAAAGTTTATAATATTCTTTTGTTCCTGCTTTAGTAGGAAGATTTAATTCAGGAAAACTTGAGAGTAATAAACCACCTTCAGGTAATTTACTTTCCAGTATGTACTGGTTGATCTCTAAATCAGCAGCTATGTTAAATAACTTATGATTAGAATATAGATCTCTCATTACTAAGTGCCCAAATGCAATGTGTAATAGCTCATGCTTTACCAAACCATACCTATGATCTTCACTTAAGTTTAAGTAAAAATCAGGATTGATTGTTAACTGCATGCCAATACCGTGTTTACTAACACCTGCTGTAGGTATTTTATCACTGTATTGTTTATTTATACCAATTAAAAAAAGCCCGTAAAAGGGCTCTTCAAATATTAAACTTTTAGTTGTCCGTGCAACTATATCTTGTATGTTCATCATATCTATATAATTTTATCTAATATTTTTTTATAAGTTTCTTCATTATATGTACCACCAATATCAATAAGTATACATTTTATTGTAAGAGAACCTAAAGAATATTTAATGTTTCTACTTTTCAAAAACAATTTTCTTGCATCATAATGCAAAGCTTTAGCAAATAGCTTATCAGTTATATATTTATCTTGTAACTCTAAACTATTATAACAATGCATTCCTAAATCAAAATCAACAGGTAGGCCATTAAGTAATCTTAAAATATTAAAGAAATCACTTTTCTTTATTACATTCATCAGTTAATATTTCTATCCATACTCCAGGATTCTGTTTATCATATGTATATTGAATAAATACAGGAAGAATAAACTCTGCATTATCATCCTCAATCCAACCCGCTTTAACCATATCATCTTGAACTGTTTGTGCAGGATTGATGTAATCAAATTTATGTTTGGTACCCCTTACAAATGTAAAAGATATCTTAGCCGGCAAAGTACATTTAGATAATTCTGCTTTAAACTCTTCAGCATACTTTTCATAGTATTCTTTAGTAAGCTTTCTATAGTTAACTACTGTCTTACTAGCTATAAAGTATTTACCCGTCCATCTTCTTCCATTTTTACTGGAAGGTACGGAACCTGGTATCCACCATTTTTTTGGTTTTTTCATATTATTTATTAAGTGTTTGCTTTAGTAATGGTTTTAATGCTTCATGTAACTTATCAAAGCCATGTTTTTCCATAGCATCTGATATGTCTTTGCATATAGTTAAGTAACATCCTTGAATATTATATGCATTTGCATATCTTTCAATTGCTTTAAAACCTGCTTCATCATTATCAAACAATGTAATAACCTTTTTATACTTTTTTTTAAAGTTTTGTATAATGTGAGGTTTAATTATAGTATTCTCTGAGTCTGGTGCTACAACTTCAACGTTATAACCCATACTTTTTAAACACATTGCATCTTTTAATGATGAACATATTACTAAATAAGGTTTCTCATATTTCAATTGATCTAGTCCCTGAAGATAAGTATTAACTTTATGAAATCTATGTTTACTCTTGGGTTGATATATTTTATATACTTCTCCATGTTTATTAAAGTAACCATAAATTCTTGGTGCCTGTATTTTCAATGTATTAATGTGGCCATCTTCTTGCTTTATGAGATTATAATACTCAATTGGCTTGACATTATACAAATCCAACATAGACATACCTATCCTATAGGATAACCAGTAATCTGCATCTAATTGATTCCAAGGTCTGTGTTTTATAAAATCCACTTCCCATTTAGATACAGGTTTAAATTCAATTTTAGCTTTACCATTCTGCTTGACATATATATTATAGTCAGATATAATTTTCATTACAGCTTTAGTATAACCAATATTAAACATAAGTTTTACTAAGTCAACTTTATTACCATTATTACCAGTTGAGAAGTCTTTAAATTTATATTGACTTATTCTTGGGTCAACATAAACACAAAAGCTTGGTGTTTTCTCATTAGGATTAAATACTGAATGTATTTTTATATCCTGTCCTGTTAAGGTTTCTGATAAATTTAAATAATATTGAAACACCCAATAACTTGGTATATCATCTATTTCTAATACTAAATTTTTAGTGTTAAACATATTAATCAAATTGAAAAAAAAAGGGGGCATTACACCCCCTCTAATTTTAGGTTAATTTCTGACTACAGATCAAAGTCACTTGCTGATGAAGTTGTTGGCTCAAAGCTTGTTGTTGCTGGAGCATCTGTTTTAACAACTTTTCTTAAGTGAAGAGGATTGTTAGAATCAAATGTAATTAATTTAGATGACTCTACATCAAGTGCTTCTATTGGCACATTACCTTTACTCATTTTTGGTAGAAACAAATCATTGTTAATATAACCTTCTTTGTTTTCCCATTCACGTGCTGCAAGGCATACGTTTACAAAACCTGAATTAGAAAAGATACCATTACATGCACTCATGAATTCTTCAATTGTGTTTGCACTAATCTTATCTAGATCCGCTCTTTTGTTTAGAGTTTCAGCTAAAAATACCATAGCTTTCATAACTTCATTGTCACGGCTAATCTCATTACCATTAGGAAGAATAGTATCTTTATATGCATAAGGGCTAAACCTTACTCTACCTACTTGACCTGAATAACGTGGTCCATTAGGATTATTTTGATCTACTAAAAATCCTTGAAATTCACCTGTTACAGGCTCACTTTCTACATGCAATGTAATGTTATATGCATTTGCATCATATGGTGTTTGATCAAAAGTAACAGAGTTAATCTTTACTTTTTGGTTACCTGTTCCAATAACTGGTTTTTCTTTGCCTGATCCGGCTGTCATTCCTTGTGTGTTAAACATAATTTTTACTTTTTAATTATTGATTTTTAAATAAATTACTCTTCATATTTTTTAATGCAGTCTTTTACATACTGCAGGTTGTTTGGGATGAAGAAGTCTTCAAACATACCTTGTGGTGATTTACATGTGTTCTCTCCATTGTTTTGAGTTTCAAAACCATATTCAAGTTCACCATCATCATTTTTATTTACCTTTCCAAATAGAACTATAGAAAACAGACCTTCCAAAGTTAGTGTGTTATCTATCATTTTACCAATGGTTTTTGCTTTAATTTTTCTATTACCATTGATATCAGTTGAATCTTCAGAATGAGTTAAAAATATTACAGTTAAGTCATCCCTTAGATCTTTAGGCATTTTAGCTACTGTAGCTAAGTTTGCTGCAATCTGGGTAAACTTATCATAACCTTTCTCATTAGCTCTATCAAAGTATTCAAAAGAACTCATATACTGCCAATCATCAATAACTAATGTTTTGATCTTTGGCATTTTTTGATCTACATGTGTAATTGCCTTCATTATTCCAGCTGCTGATGAAGAAGAAGCCAAATTACCTTTTGGATTTTCTTTATTGATTGCTGTATAATTAGATTTCCAACCTTTAAAAGGTAGTGGTTTGTTTGCAATGTTAATTATAAATGTTTCATCAGGATCTAAGTGTCTAATTGATGTTGATTTACCTGTACCTGAATCTGCTATTATTAATATGCTGTTTGCCATTATTTATTTTTTTAATATTTTAATTAATTGTTGAAGTGAATTGTTTATCTCATTTAGTTTACCTGCTATTAGATTTTCATCATTGTTAGATGGTTTATCATCCGGGTTAGGTAACTCTGCAAAGTCTAGATCTAATTTACCTCTACTTGTTACATCATTAATAACCTTAAGTTCACTTGCAGGAACTAAATGTCTTTGGAAACCTGAGTTACTTGTAATCATCTCATACTCTTCTCTCCAGTGTGGATTAAATTTCAGAAGGTACAAAGTTCTCTTAGGATCTTCTGAGTCATAGTTTATACTTACAAACTCTGTATAAATGTCTTGACTCTTTTCCATCTCACTAGGAAAGAAACTTACATGTAAGTCATCTTTACCTGGTGGTCTATATGCCATCTTAGGTATAAACAGTGCATTTAAATTACCAATAGTTTGAAAGTAATCTTCATGCTCTTCTTTTAATTTATTTACTTTTTGTTTACGTTGTTCTGGTGTTATTCCCATTTTTTTACTTTTTAATTTGTTATCTGCGTTCTTGTTGACCAGGGGTTTGCATTTCTTCAATCTGCATTTGTTCAAACTTTGCTTTAAAGAAACTCATTCTTGCATCACCATTTCTTGCTTTCAAAAAGTGTAATACCAAAGTTCTATCATTTTCTATAATATATCTATCTGGCCCATAGAACCTAATCTTTTGTTTAGCAGGACGGTTTATACCAATAAGCATATCTGCATGTTGTAACATAGCATCTGAACCAAATATATCTGACTCAAGAATATAATTACCATACTTACCATCTATTGCTCTATCTGGATTATCAATATTTCTATTAAGTTGTGATAGTGAAATAAACAAACATGGATAATCTCTCTTACATTGTGTAAAAAACTCACCTAATTCAAATAACATATCTAATGTGTTATTCTGATAAGGTGCTCTCTTTACAAGCATTGTATGATCCAATGTTATAATAGTTTTTTTACCTTTATGCTTGTTCATGTACATATCAATTTGCTCACGCATTTGATTTACAGTCATAGGTGTTGAAACTATATCTACCGGATGCTTAACTCTTTCCTTAGCATACTGATGACATGTATTCAATACATCAGAAGTAAGTATACTACCAGCACTACATAATTCTTTATATGTTTTACCAGTAATAGAACTAAACTCTCTAATAGCTGATGTTCTACCAACCATCTCAAACTGAAATTCTAATACTCTAAAATCATCATCTGGATTTAATGCAAAAGATTCTCTTATAATCTGATCTTTAATAAGTGTTTTACCTGAACCAGGTCTACCACCAATTACAGTTAGAGTATTCCATTCTAAACCATCAGTAGCAGCATCATTAAATTTAGGCCACGGTGTATATATAGACTTTTCAGTCCCATTTTGTCTACCTTGCATGTATTTTAATGCTTCATTGAATGCGGAATATTGCCCCACCCATCCTTCTGTTGATTTAGCCATTCTCTATTGTATATATAATACTTGTTACATTATCTATGCTTGAATTACATGATTTAGTGTCTGGTTCCCATTCACCATCTCTTAGCATTTGAAAATCTTCAAGTACAAGGTTTAATTTATTTAATACTTCTGCTTGTTCTTCTACTGTCATACTACTTTTTCTTTAAATGTTTGTTGTTCTGTGTCTATACCATCTCTGATCATATCACAATAATCAGCTAATGTAGAAGACTTAACTTTATGTTTGTCTTGCTTACATATAAAATATTGACTTGTCTGCATATACATATATTCTGCATCTCTGTACTCATTCACATACATTCTTGTAGCTTCAAATACTTGATCCCATGTATAATCATATGTCTCAAACAACCATCTAAAAGAACTTGATAACATTTTTACGTTGACTCTTGCAGGTTTACCACTAGGCAATCTTTGATTTGGAAATATTTCCCTATAGGTATTTATTTTATCAGCAAAGTCTTTACCCATAAGTTGGATGTTTGTTTTCTTTTTTGCTTTTATAAAATAATTATCTAAGTGTGCTATAAAGACTTTTGCATCTGCTGTTAATTTATATGATTCATTATCAAATGTAACATATCCATTATCAACTAATGCTTTTTTGTCATCTTCTGAAATCTTAGGTAAAGCTATCTTTAGTTTCATACCAAATAATATAGCTGCCTGATTTGGACTAAGTTTGTTTTTGTATATTATTTGGAATAATTCCCACATAAGTATTTATTAGTTTATTAACTTTATCAAATGCATTCATATAACTTTTATCTTTTATATAAAGCATATCATCAACGCTGTTTCTACTGTGCACTACACTTGAATGATCACGTTTAATATATTTACCTACAGCATGGCAAGTATATCTCATAGTATGACCTATATGACAGTAAATCTTTCTGAACATTACCAAGTCTTTTGTTCTGTTTAATTCAGAAAGCTTATTGATATTTTGTAGTTCAGGATAAAGCGTATGCATAACAGTTATACATGCTTTATGTATTTGTTGAAGTGTTGGCCTGTACTCTCCTTCATTGTGTAATTTTTGAAATACAATGATCTCAATTCCATACTGTCTGAGCATAGTTTCTTTGAACTTAACTATGTCATTATCAAGCCTATTGTGTTGATTATTAGTCATTTATGTTTATTATCTAGTTTACAAATTTAAGGAAATTTTACCAGTCTATCAAAGTTTTACCTTGTTTATTTAGTTCTATGTTAGTCTTGTTAAACACGTCATTTGAATCCCAAACACCACCTCTATATGCAGCTGATGCAGGATGTGTACACTTAAGTATCTTTTGATTAGATATTAGTCTTTCCCATGCTTCTGCTTTTTTACCCATTAATATGAAAACAATATCTTTATTGTCTTGATTAATCTTACTAAACAAATGTTCAGTAAAAGGTTTCCAATTCCAAAAATGAGACCCTATTTTATTTACTTCAACTGTAAGAGCTGTATTAATTAATAATACGCCTTGGTTAGCCCAACATCTTAAATCAGTATGATCCGTATCAATTGCTTTATTAATATATTGTAAAGACTTTTCTACTTTATCTTTTTTACTACAACTAAATGCTAAACCATCAGCTGATCCTAATTGAGGATAAGGATCTTGTCCTACTATAACAACTTTTAGATCATCATATTTACATTCCTTAAATGCATTAAAAATGTCTTTAAACTTTGGAGTAAATCTTTTACCCTGTTCAACTAAACTTACTAATGAATCTGTTAGATCATCATAAAGTTTACTATCTATGTAAGGAAATAATACATCTGCCCAACCTGAGCTTTCTATATCTTTTTTTAAATTGTCTTTTAGAATTATAAGGTTTTTTTCCATATTTCTTTCAATTTTTGTGTATATTTGTATATAAATCTTTTATTATGTCTGAAGAAAATCAAAATTTAGAATCAACTGTTACTTATGACTTTTCAAAAGTTATAACAGGTATTACTGTATCAACTGCATATATTTCCGGTATTTCTAGAATCTTAACTGACATGGTAACAGACTATCCAAATCCAGCAGGACTACCTAAACTATTTAAAAAGTTTGGTACTATAATGCAATTAGAAGATGGACAAGAAATCTCTGATGAAACAAGAGAAAATATTAAACTTGATATAAATGAATCTAATATTTATACATTGTTTTCTTTACTTCAACTTCTAAGATTTTTAGCAAAAGAACAAGGTCTTGAACTTTTAACTGAGACTACTGCTACCAAAGATGATCTAAAAGATCTTGCTGATTTAGTTACAGCAGGTAAATCTACAGCAGATAAAATCAAAGAGATTAACAGTAAGATGAAAATAGTTAAATAACTATCTTAAATTCATACCGTTAAACTCTCCAATTTCTATACATGATTGTATAGCTAAATTAAGTTCATCTTTATCACAATCTGCAAAAGATTTACAATACTCTTGTCCATCTCTAACAAAGCATAATCCACATGCTCTTTTTACTTCCATCTTTGCTTCTATAAATGTGTAGCCAATTTCTTGTGCTATTTCTCTAATCATTGCATGTACACGTGCTAACTGTGGGTTACTACCCTTATCACCACCTACACCAATAAATATTTCTAAATTAGAGTCATCAGGTAAACTACCTAACCATTTATTAAATCTGGTTTGAACTGCTTTCTTTGGAAAATACAACTCTCCATTCTTAATTGAAGCTTTTATATATAAGTTATCTTTCATCCTGATATAACATTACCTATTGCACATGTTATTGATACTACTAAAAATATTAGTAGAGTCCAAAAACATCCTTTGTATATATTTGATTGTTTTTCAGGTGATCTACCTTGGTTACTTCTGTACTGTCTTATTTTTTTTTCTTTTTTCATATAAACATGTGTTCATCTTGGTTAGTATTATTACTGTTGTCTTCTGGTTGGTCTAATTGAGTTTCTGGTTCTTTTGGGTCATCTGTTTTCACGTGATAAGTTTTAATTATAAAATTTAGTTATTGATTCACTTGTAAGTGTATATAAAGGTGCTTTTAAACCTGCTTTCTTTAATCCGTCATTCACCCATGTGTTACAGGTGTAATACCAACGGTAGTTGTCTTTACCATAATAATAATTTGGCATATATTCTGAATTATAATGTGATTCATCTACATGCTTTTTAATTATTTGGTATTGTTTTTCAGAACACTTAACTGTTTTCCAATTAAAAGAGTCAAAATAGAAAGTCTTCTGTACACGTACTAAAGTAGAAGGGTCAGTAATCAAAGTTCTATATAATTTTCCTATAGTTAAACTATCAAAAGTATCTACTTCTGTAAAGAATACTTTAGATCCCCAACCATATAACTTAAAAACTCCATCTTCTCTTAATACTATATCTACATGTGCACCATTATCAGATAAATAAAATTCACGTTCTGATGATTCACTGTAAGATCCAGTAGGTATATAGTGTGCTGCAAACATTATTAGTATAAGAACTAATGATGATACACCACAAATTTTTAATATGTCTTTTATTGCCTTTTTAAAATTCATGAGCATCTAAAATTTCTTGTTCAAAATCTTCATCTATGAGATTCATGACATCAATATTAACGAAGTTACCTGTTCTATCAAGACCACTATACCATACATGAGTTATATCTGCTGATGGTCCATAACCTGGTGTTCCTGGATCTCCATTAGAATCATAATATTGATCTGGTTCTCCTGGGTCATAGGTGTACTCAATTGTAACTGATTCACCTGTTTGTGTTATAAGTTCTATTTCCATATTACATAAATCTTAGTGCTCCTCCATCAACGTAAACAAACTCTTGCCCACACTCAGTGCACTTAGCATTTGATTCATTACGTAATAAAGAAACTTTGTGACAATTAGGACAAGGAGTTTCTCCTTCTTCTATGTATTCTTCTATTGCTTTTCTAGCATAGCTGTGTATCATAGAGTCATGAACACCTTTATAAAAAGTGTTGTCTGCTTCCATTTCATTTTGTTGCTCAATAAAGAGCTCTTTCATTCTTCCCATAGTTTACTTTTTTTGACTGTCCATCCAGCATCTACTGCTGCAATAACTTTCATACTCTGAAAGCTTACCACATTGTAGACACTTATGAACTTTATTAGTTTTAGTTTCTGTCTTTTTATCATCCATCCAACTCCATTCTTGAATACTCATCTTAGTTTTTTAAAGGATTGTAAAATTTAATTTTAGAATTGTCAAAATCTTTCAAAGCATTGGTGACCCATGTCTCATCTTGTGTACCTGTATAACATAGTATATGACATACTGCTGTTTCAGATGGATTAAGTCTTAGCAATCTACCTATTCTTTGTGAAGATTTTCTCTCATTACCATATGCATGCATAATAATACCTTGTTTAAGGTTTGGAATTGTAACACCTTCTGATAATTGTAACACGCATGATAACTTATCAATTCTACCATCAGAGAATAATTCTAGATTCTCTTCTGATTTTGCATTACCAGAGTGATAACTATGCTTGCATAACTTATCTGCTTGTTTTTGTGTGTTAGCAAATATAATGCACTTACTACCTAAGTTAGAAGTTAATGATTTAACATAATCTTCTTTAGTAGAATAATCCATCAATGCTTTCATTCTCATGATTGCAGCAAATTGTCTTTGCTTTGGTGTATTGGCATCTGCATAACGCTTTGTAGAATAACCATAATCCAAAAATTCTGATGTCCACCAAAAACCTCCATTTTTATTCTTCTTCTTTAATGTCTTAAGTTTAGACAACTGTAGTTGATGAACAAAAATTTTATAGTTGTTTAGTATTTTAGAATCTGTTGCATCATCTACACTAAATGTAAACTTGATAGGGCAATACTTTTTAACCATTCTACCTTTTACAGAATCAGCACGCTTTGGTGGTGTACCTGTTAAACCTAATATTTTACCTGTAAATACAGACAAAAATGGCTCATGTGATTCTAATAAGCTATGACATTCATCTAAATAAACTATATCATAGTCATTTGGATTCTGTTTGTTTATAGATAAATATGTTGTAAACGTTATATGTTTAACTAAACCTTCTAAGTTCATTTTATCTAATTCATCAATCCAAGACTGGGCTACTGAATGTTTTGGTATTACTACCAATGCTTTTATGAAAGGATTATAGTTTCTTTGTAAGTGTTGTATAGCAATTCTTGTCTTACCTACACCCATAGATATGCCTAAACCACATCTTTTATGTTGTGCAGCTATAGATAATGCATCTGCTTGTACTATTTCTCTTTTAGTCATAATTATTACATGAATTTTTTAATTTTTTAGATTTATAAAGGTGCACCCTACAGGACTTGAACCTGTGACCTTTTCATTATGAGTGAATTGCTCTAACCAACTGAGCTAAGAGTGCTGGTAGCCGGAGTGGGATTTGAACCCACACGGACATTGCTGTCCAAAGGATTTTAAGTCCTTCATGTCTACCAATTTCATCATCCGGCCAACAGTGATCCCACAAGGACTTGAACCTTGAACCTACAGCTTAGAAGGCTGTTGCTCTATCCAATTGAGCTATAGGACCTGATGATCAAATTTAAATCCTCTTTTCAGAAAAACCTAATTCTATAGCCTCTTTTGGATGTTCTTCTATCCACATGTGACATGACCTGCATGATGATAGCCAAGTGCTAACCTTTAAATGATATTCTCCACGTCCTTTCTTATGATGTACATCTGTAGAATGTAACGTGCAATTGTGCAAAGCTGCTTGACATATTGGATTCTCTTCAAGAAACTTACGTCTAAGTTTACTGTAAGCTAACTCAATAACTTGCATTTTCTTTGACTTTTGCTTAATGGGTTTTCTCATTAAAGGTTTAGCATCTGAACTCTTACTTTTGTACCAGCAACTTTTGCAATAACGGCTTCCTTTATCATTTTTCCAGATAAACTGTTCCGTATTGCAATTGTTACATAGTTTCTTTTTTTGTTGAATCATGCTTTCAACTTTTTCTGATTGTCATTTGGACTTAAAGTTAAGTAATTTGCTGGTAATAAACCCTTTGACATGAATAAAAGTATCACATCTTCATATACTATACCTAAATCTTTAAAAGACATTGTGTTATTATAGTCTTCTAAATACTCATCAACCGGTATAGATATCAAGAATTCAACTGATTTACCTTTAAATGTTCTTTTAAAGTAGTTGTTGATCTTTTTACTGCAAATCATTTGTTTCCAGGCATTAATTTCCCTTTGACCTCTTCTCCAAACTTTAGAGATTCTTCTTTTCTTATCCCAATGTAATTTTTCAACCTCAGCTTTATCATACACGTTTAACCCATGTAACACTCTCTTAAACAAGAAGTGTTGGTATGAATTTAACTTGGTATACTCAAAGTTGTTAATAATTGTAGGTGGATGTAACTGATATTCATCAAGTATTCCATAATAGTGGTAACGTTGAAGTCTTTTACTTAGGAGATCTTTACTTTCATTTTGTTTTAGTTGTTTTAATTGTTCTTGAGATAGCATACATATAGTTTTAATTTTTATTTAATATAATTCTAGATTTAATAATAAAAAAAGGGACTATCACACTATTTCTAGTGGTCAAGTCCCTTTTCAGTCATCCTTCAGAGATGTTTATTTAGAGTTCAAATGTCTCTTCTTCTTCTACTACTAATTCTTCTGCTTTCTCATCAACAATTTCATCTTCTACTTTTTCTTCTGATGAGTCAAATCCAAATGCCTCAGCTGTTGTAGCTTTCTTTGGTTTTTTCTCTAAGTTAAATGAAGTTGAAGCGTTTGCTTCTTTTATTGCAGCACCATTATTATGAGCTAACAATACATCCTCCGCTGTTGCATCAGCAACAAAAAAGGTTTTCCTATAAATAGGTTCTCCATCAACACAACAGATAATACCTGTATCACCTGCATACTTTAGGTCTCTATCAGGATCATTAGTTGAAAATGCATCAAATTGTTCTTTGATGATGATTTTACCTGGTAATGTTGTCATAGATTCTAAACCAATAGATTGTAGATCTTCTAATTTACCATGTAATAATGTACTTATGTTTGATTTCTTAACCCAACCTCCATTACCAAAGGTAACTCTGTCTTGTTGTAATCTTACATAACCGTACTCTGAACTTGTGCTTGATTGGCGGATAACATTTCCCATGTCATCAGCAATGATGTTTACTTTACTTTGCATAATTTTTGCTTTTTAAAATTTAATAAAATGTGTGAATGATTCTGTCTATCTTTTAGACATCATCTGGATGAAAATACGGGTCCTCCAATTTCTCTGAACTATCTATCTCATCTAAAGATCTAGAATCTTCAATGATCCTTTCAGGATCTTCATCAGGTTCTTTCTCTTGTGTTCCAGAAAATTGATTGTAAAAAGGATTACCCACTTCTTTGGTATATACTCCACCTAAACCATTGAGGTCATTTATCTCATCATCTGATAAAGATAAATATTGCTCAACTGAACATTCTATTATGCGTCCATTAGGTAACTGTATTATCATTTTATTTGCTAAGTAAGTTTAACAAAAATATGATAATTTATGTATCTAATATAACATAATAAGGATGTCTTTTATTATTAGGAGTAAAAAGTCTGCATATATATAGCTAACAGGTTATTTTATTATTAGCTTTCTACCTACTCTTTTAATATAATCTTGGTCTTTCAGTTCTTTTATCAGTCTCTTTGTGGTTCTTTGACTTATATTTAAGTCATCCGCTAATGTTGATATAGAAGGAAAACAAGATCTTTGTTTGTTTGCATAACATGCTAAAACTGAGTATAGTGCTTTAGCTTTTATTGATAAGTCTGGTGACAATATAACCTCACGGCTAACTACACCAAATCTATAATTCTGTGACATGTTTAGACATGATGATCAATAAAGCAAAGTTATGATCTACTTCATTACTTAGTTCATCATCTCTCATACCGTATCTATCATTCATCATCTTACCAAAAGGTATTGACCTATCACTCTTTAACCACTTGTTATACTCACTGGTTAATAATTCACTAGTTATTGTTGCCATGTCTTGATTTTAAATTGATATTTCATTGATATCAGTTCCATTAATTTCACTGAATAATTCTGTTTGAACTACTTTATTAAAGAAAGGGATAGTCTTTTTATCTACTACCTCAATGTCAAATGTATTAATTTTTACTGACTCTTCTTTTATAACCTGGTTCTCTACATCATAATAATAAAGCATTACCTCCATATCTATATGATACGGATCAAACCCATCACTCCATGAACCATCTGATTTAATTCTACCATAGACATAACCATCCATAGTACCAAGACCTTTATCAATTAGGACATCCCATTCAAAGTGTGAACCTGCATGATAGTTTGGTGGTTTTACTTTAACAATATCACCTATCTCTAAAGTTTTAATTTCTTTATAAGATAAAACACTGTTTAAAACAAAACTCATATGTGCGTCACTTAATCCTTCATTAAGGATATTCATGATATGCACAATATTTTCAGGATTAGACAACTTTGATTTGTTGATTATCCCATATATAATTTCTTTAGTTGTTTTTTCTGATATTACGTATGTTGTACTTGTTCTTCCCATTGATTTAATTTTAATAAACATAGTGGGCCAATACTAATGATTGAACCCACTATGTTAGGTTACCACTAACCATATATGCTGTGTATTTCCCTAGCCTTACTACCTAGTAATAATATATATAATAATACTGGTGTTGTTAGGGTGTCAGGTGTGGCACTTTTAATTTGTTAAACTTGTTGTTTTATCTCCAATGACACAAATGGGATAAATATAATTACAGAAAAATCTTTTCCATGATAACCAAGGTCAACACCTATTCCTATACCAACTAATGGTAGAAACTCTATGTCAAACTTTGGTAGCATACTTACCCTTGGCAGATAATAATATACTATAATTGCTAATATCAATACTGTAAAGTAAGATAATATAAGTCCCGTCCACACTAATGGTGTAGATATGAACCCATCATTAAATACGATTGCTGCAAATGTTACTGTTGCTAATATAGGTTGTACTACAACGAATATTATTTTAATAAGTGATCTAAGAAATTTTTTCATGGCTTTATTTATTATAGGATTGACAATAGTTTATATATTCTACCATAGAGAATCTTTTTACCTCTATTAGGTTGTTGTCCAAGGCCAGTGTTCTTAACTCATTATTGTTAATTAACTCTGCGTTTAAATCTTCCATTAGTGGTGATTCAAGTTCATTACGTTTGATTACGAAATGTTGTTCTCCTGTAAATAGGTTAACTGTTGGACTTTCAATGTTAGTATACATTAGTATACCAATTTTGTTGTTGTGCTGAACAAATTGTTCAGGATTAATGATTTTTACTTGCATGGTTTTGTGGTATTAATTAATAAAAAAAGGGATAGACTATCTACCCCATTTAGAACGTTTGTGTTTTTTCTTGGATACCCAATAGTTTTTCTTGGCCCAAGCTTTTTTGTTTTTTGATGTCCCACATCTATTACGTGTGGATCCACATGATTGTAATACTGGTCCTCCAATAAAGAGTAATAGCATTAGATAAAGAAACTTTCTTTTCATAGTTTAAGGATTAGTGATTAAGTTTTTCATTTACGTCTTGACCAACGAATATTGCTGGTAACCATCCAAAGATTACTGATACCCCTATGGTTGCACCATGGCCAAAGCATTCTTTAAATGTCCAAGTATCTTCTAGATACCATACGATTGTATTTATAAATATTACAGTTAGGATAAATGTTGTTACTGTTGCCAACATGATTTTAGAATTTTTCATTTGATTTAATGTTAGTGGTTAAAAATAACTTAGAGTGCTTATCCATTATTGGCTGACACTATTACAGAATAGTCAGTGGTATTGCGTGACTCATTGCTCTAAGCTTTTGATTTTAATATTGCGGGTAATATGATACTATTCCTATAGAGGAAGAGACAACAACTACTCATGTTATATTGTTGAGTGTAATTGTTACTCTTGTAGTATTGTTAGCTATATTTATATATATAGGGTCCAGTTATTATTTTAATGGCCTTAAAGGTATATTATATGGCTTATATGATGTCATCTTCATTGTGCAACACCCAAATAAATAATTTTTACATAACTAATTACTAATTATTAGTAAGATGCAGAGATTAGTTGGGGAGCAGAGGTTGATATTGGAAGATGAGCAGAAATAGAGGTAAAGAATTGGTTAATGTAACATAGGAATTGTAACAATGGTTATTATAATGACCGTGCTTTTACACACGGCCATTAAGATTATACTGCTTCCACCCACATTAGTGTTGTGAGTTCTCCGGTTCTCAGGTCCGTTACTGCATTATCTGACATACGGAATCCAGGCATCTCTTGTCCAGGCTCTAATTTTTTCATTAGCTCTTGGATTGTTGGATGATTAGCTCTCATTACCAGATTGGTTTCTGGGTCTATAAGAGATAATTGACCGAAGGTAATATTACCTTGAGTTCTACTACCCACAGCAAGACCAGCAAGTGTAGTCTTTTTGTTTGTGATTGGTGTTGATGTACACTGAATCATTGCTGAGCCTGTTGACTCATTGATTTGTACTTTTCTGAAGAATACTGACATAATTTATGAATTTAAAATAATTATGGATACCACTTACATACGGGGGTACCCTATCCGCAATAATTAGCTGGGGAGCAGAATAGTAGATCCTCTTCAGAATGCCAAACACAAAACTTTTACAATACCGTGGGGGGTACAAAAATTAAAAATAAAATTTTTTTTAATCTGGTGAAACTGGGAAATATGGAATTTAATTTTCAACCCTCACAAATAATTTGTATATTAATTATATAAACGCAACTAACTCTATAATTTAAGATATGAGTAAAGAAGAAGACGGGAGGGAGTATGATCCTATGGAAGAAATTAAGAAAAAAGAAGCTGAATTAGATCAAGTAAATTTGGCTTATGACAATTCATATAAAGTTCTTACAGGAGAAATTGATTTCCATACATTACTAGAAGATTCATTTAAGGATGGGGATTCTGCACTGATGGCTTTTGATCCGGATTCTGGCCCTTTACAAACTGAATTAGAAGGAATGATTGCGTGGTATATTGAATCAGAGGAGTATGAAAGATGTGCTATGCTGAGAGATATACTAGAAGAAAAGTTTCCAAGCTTACTAATAAACCAAACCAAATAGAAATGGGAAATATATTACAAGACATGATTAGTATGCTGACTAGAAAAAAGTCAGTGATACCAAAAGCTGATGATTACATTGCTATTGCTAGATACGCAAGTACACAAGAAAGATTAAAACAACATCCTAAATTAAACTCTGAGCTTACTACGTTAGCAGATTTAAAAAAGTTTACATGTGGTAACTCTGTTAATATAGGGTCAGATCAAACTATAACCGGAACTAAAACTTTTTCTCGTATAGTAATAGTTTCTGAAGATGGTACTAAGTGGGAACAAACTATTAGTAATGATGGAGTAACTCAATACAATAAAATATCTTAGGAAATGGCAACACCAAGAAAAGGAAAGGCTAGAGTTAAAGTAACTAAATCCGGAAAGAAAGTTAGTTACGGACAAGCTGGTAAGGCTAAAGGGGGCGGACCAAGAGTAAAGCCTGGTACTTCAAAGGGTGATAGTTATTGTGCAAGAAGTTTAGGAATTAAGAAAAGACTTTCTGCAAAAAAAAGAAATGATCCTAATACACCAAATAATTTATCCCGTAAGCGTTGGAAATGCTCTGGGGCAAAATCAAGAAAGTAATGGCAGCAAAGAAAAAAAGTACAGTAAACAAGGCGGGCAACTATACTAAACCTGCAATGCGTAAAAGACTCTTCAACTCTATTAAAGCAGGGGGGAAAGGTGGAGCACCTGGACAATGGTCTGCACGTAAAGCTCAGATGCTTGCTAAGCGTTATAAAGCTAATGGTGGAGGCTACAAAACTAAGAAGTAATGGCACTACCAAATAAAAAATCAAAAAAGAAATCAGCTTGTTGGACTGGTTATGTCAAGAAAGGCGTGAAGAAAAAAGGTGGCAAGATTGTAAATAATTGTGTACCTATTAAAAAGAAAAGGTAATGGCAAAAGCTAAATCACAAAAGAGTTTAGACAAATGGACTAAACAGAAGTGGAGAACTCCTTCTGGTAAAAAGAGTAAGGATACCGGAGAAGTATATGCACCTTCTAAGACTATTGCTAAACTTAAAAGCACTGCAGCAGGAAGAAAGAAGTTAGCTGCTGCTAACAAGAAGAAAAGAGCAGCTACCAAGAAAGGTAAGCAACACGCAAAGCATGGCCTTCATAAAGGCAAAAAGCGTTAAATGAAAAAATAAAATAAATATAAAAGGGCCTAAACTTTTTTTATTTAAACTATTTATATATATATTTGTATAAATTACGTTTAATAATTAAAAAAAGCAAAATGGCAAATTCTAAAAACCAAAATCCATTACAAGACCAAGATCCTACTTTATCTAAAGAGGAAATGGCAGCACGCAGAGAAGAAATTACTGCATTCTACAAAGACAACATTCCTCATTTAGAAGTACAAGCAGAATATGAAATGTTACTGGCTACTATTGAAAAGTCCAGAGCAGAACGTATGCAAGCTCAAATGTTTATGGCTCAACAATATGCTTCTCAAGAAGAAGGGTCTAATCCAAACTCTGATGAAGCTAAGGCATTTAAACAAGCAATGGAGGAAGCTGCATCTAAAATAGAAGATTAACATGAAACTTCTAAAGAAAGGTGATAAAGGGCAAGATGTCAAAACACTTCAAACGGCATTAAAGATAGCAGTTGATGGTCATTTTGGACCATTGACTGAGAAAGCAGTAATTAGATTTCAGCTTTCTAATAACTTTCCTGTAACAGGAATAGTTGATTCTCCTGTATGGACACTTCTTTTAAATAAATCTATATTAGTATTAGATGAAATAGATGAGGATAGTGATATTTCTGATGAGTATTTTATTACGGAATATAATCAAACTATTCACAGATACTATTTACCTAAAGGTGAATATGTTAAGGGACCTATAACTAATGAATATATATTTCTACACCATACGGCAGGTAGAGAAAACCCATACAGAACAGTTGATCACTGGGGTAGAGATAAAAGAGGAAGAGTAGCAACAGAGTTTGTATTAGGTGGAAGAAATCATAGAACAGGTGATACTGAATATGATGGTGTTATGGTACAAGCATTTCCAGAAAAGTGCCAGGGGTGGCACCTTGGAAGAACTGGATCAGGATGGATGAATAGACATTCTGTAGGATTAGAAATTTGCAGTGCTGGATACCTTGATGAAGATCACAAAACATACTTTAATAGCAAATGTGCTGATTCTGAGGTTATTGAACTAGAAAAACCTTTCAGAGGTCATTCTATATGGCATACTTATTCGGAAGAACAAATTAAGGAAACTGAAAAGTGGATTAAATTTGTAGCAGAAAGAGATAATATTGATATTAGAATAGGACTTCAACAGTATATTCATGAGCATGGTGCACATAAAGCCTTTGGATTTCATGAAGATGCTTTCTATGGAAAGGTAAAAGGATTATTAACACATACCAATGTAAGGAGAGATAAGTCTGATTGTTATCCACATCCTGACTTTGTAGATATGATAATGAGTTTATAATATGGCTGTAGTAAACAAAGTAGATATAAAATTAAAGGTTGATATTAATCAAACAGTTAAGTATCAAATACTTACGTATTGTTTTTTTAATAATATCCTGTTGACTAAAACAGATTTAGATTTTTTAGCAGAATTATCTTTTAATCCTAAAATTGAGATAGCTAAGTTTTGTAATCTGTTAACTGAAAAAGGTATATTTAAAAGTTCTCAATCAGCTAGAAATGCAATTTCTAAAATAGAAAGAAAAGGACTATTAAGTAAAATGGGTACTAATAAAAAAACAATAGTCATTAATAAAACAATCAATGTACAAACAAGTGGTTTAGTTTTATTGGATTACAAAATATTAGGTAATGAACCCAAAGAAGCATAATGAGTTTAAGAAAGGTATTGCTGAAGAAGTGGGTGTACACTCACAGTTAGTTGATGATTTTATAACATTTTATTTTAGTAGAGTAAGGAAAAAATTATCATCACTTGCTCATCCTAGGATTTATGTGGAAGGATTAGGTACCTTTTATCTTAGAAAAAAGAAGTTAGAACATGCAATTAAAAAACAAAAAAGCATGTTGGGTAATGTAGCAAAGCGTACCTATAATGGATATGCAAAAAGTGAAACAATAACTTCAAATATTAATGAGATGGAAAAGGCTCTTGAAGTAATTAAAAATGATATCTTAAGTAAGAAAAAGTTTAGAGGAAAATGAGCAAGATAAAAAAATACTTAGATGCCTTTAAAAATGCAGGAAAGATTGCAGAAGGAATAAAGAATAATGTATTTAAAAAAGAACATGTTGAAGCTATAGCAACTGAAAGGTTTCAGATCTGCATAAAATGTAGTTTGTTTGATGCTAAAGGAGATAGTTGTTTAGCACCTGGAACACAACCATGTTGTAGTGATTGTGGTTGTAGTCTGGGTTTTAAAGTAAGATCTTTATCTTCAGAATGTCCAAAAGGTTTTTGGGAATCAGTTACTACTGAGGAAGAAGAAGAACAAATATTTGAAAAAATTATAAAAGATGAAAATGCAAATTAATTACATATACAAAGACACAACAACAACAGTAGAAACTAACACAGAAGGTTTGTGGTGGTATACTACTACAACACTATAATTATGGCTATTATATTTAAAGAAGAGGGTCATTCATATGAAAGTATAGATAATGACTCTATTAATTGGTTAAGCGTAACTTCTTTTATTGGTAAATTTAAACCTAAGTTTGACAGAGAAGGACAAGCAAAAAAATCATCTAAAAACAAAAGGTCCAAATGGTATGGTATGACTGAAAAAGAAATACTTACTGCATGGGACAATGAAACTAAAAGAGCTATTGGTCTAGGTAATTACTACCATGATCAAAGAGAAGCTGATATGCTTGATTTTAAGACAATAGAAAGGGATGGTACACAAATACCTATTATCAAACCTATTACTAATGAGAATGGTGTTAAAATGGCTCCAGAGCAAAAGCTTAAAGAAGGTATTTATCCAGAACACTTGGTATATTTAAAATCAGCAGGAATATGTGGACAGGCAGACTTAGTTGAAATTGTAAATGGTTATATAAACATATATGATTATAAAACCAATAAGGAAATAAAAGAGAAAGGATTTACTAATTGGGAAGGTATAACAAACAAAATGTATAGTCCTGTTAACAATTTAGATGATTGTAATTTAAACCATTATAACCTACAACTCAGTATTTATGCGTATATTATTAAAAAGCACAACCCCAAACTTAAGATAGGTAAGTTGGTTATACAGCATGTTAAGTTTGAAAAAGTTGGAGATGATGATAATGGTTATCCCATTACTAAAATAGTAAATGGAGAACCTTCATTAGAAGGTATAAAAATGTATGAATTACCATACTTAAAATCAGAAGTAACATCACTAATAATGTGGTTAAAAGACAATAGATAATTATGAGCAATATAACATTAACAAAAGTAGCTGTAAGAGTAAGTTTAAGTAATGGTCAACCTTATAAAGAATATGTAGAAGCAGGTAGTTATCAAGATCTTTATATAGATGCAACTTGTATAATGGCAGCAACCCCATACTATTCTACACTTAACAAAGGGGTTATGAACGGTTTGGTTTTATTAACTTTAAAAACAGGGACGCAGATAGTAGATCCATCACCTATAGTTGTTCAAGCAAACTTTCAAGATATTAAGGATATAATGGATGCAAATAAATAAATTATGCTAGTAAGACTATTTGACGTACAAAACAGTAAAGTAATTCCAACAGAACATTGCTATGCTTTACCTTTTCTAAAAGCAATTATGACTGAATATCCTGATACATACTTACAGGTTTATCAATATATTTTTTATATGAGTTGTCCTAATCCTGATATGAATCCATTTTTTAATTTACCTGAGCATGAGAAAGAAGATATTATAATTGAAGAAGTAAAGTTGGAGGAATCACCAGAAGATGGAAAGATAAGATATGCTCTAGACATGTGTAAGAAATTATATGAAACACCAACATACAGAGCTTATGTAGGTATAAAATCCATGTTAGATAGATTAGGTAAGTATATGGAAGTCACACCTATAGAACATGGTAGAGATGGAAATATTAATTCCATGGTAAATGCAGCAGCTAAATTTGAGAATATAAGACAATCATACAAAGGAGCATTTAGTGATATGAAACAAGAGCAAGAAAGTTCAGTGCGTGGAGGTGCCGGATTAGCTTATGATCAAATGTAAAATGAAAGTACAAGAAAAATGGCTATTCTGTTATTGGGATGAACCAATATTTGAAAAGGAAGTAAAAAAAACTAACAATACAAAAACTAAAAACAATGGCACAACAAGTAATACCAATAGGAAAAAAGATTCTAATCAAACAAAAGGAAGCTGAACAGTATTTTAAAAATACTACAATTATGATTCCTTCATCTGCACAAGAACAAGAAAATATAGGAACTGTAGTTGGTGTAGGTCAAACAGTTTCAGAAATAAAAGTGGGGGATGTTGTACAATATACAGATCATTGCCTACCCGTACCAATGAAGCATGATGAAACAGAACACTTGCTTATACAAGAAGGAGATATATTTGCTATTCTGAGAGATGTATAAAACCATTCCTACATATAATAATAATAAGTGGGAAACAACAGAGTTTGAAGATAGAGAAAGTTTTATAAAGTTTTTATTGGATATATTTAAGGAGCCTGGTAATTATAATTTTACCAGTATGTCTAAAGAATTCAATAGTGAAGCTAAAACTTTTAATAAACTTGGCTTCTATTGTGATAAACCTTTTAGATCTAAAGACTTTATAGCATATTGGGAAGATCAGAAGATTAAGTGTAGAGAAGGTGTGATATATAAACACAATGGACTTACATGGTACCTAACACGTGACTACTACATGTGGCTTAATTTTTTACCCATATATGATAAAGAAGAGAAAAAATATGGTTTTGCTAAAGTGCGTGATGCTCAGTATCATATGGCTTTGTATGAAATACTTGCAGAGTTGCATTATCAACACTCTGCAATATTAAAGAAACGTCAGATTGCATCTTCCTATTTTCATATGGGAAAAATAATTAATACATACTGGTTTGAAGAAGGTAGTACATGTAAAATTGGTGCATCATTAAAAGATTACATAAATGATAAAGGTTCTTGGAAGTTTTTAGATGAATACAAAACATTTCTGAATGAGCATACTGCATGGTACAGACCAAGTAATCCAGAAAAGGTTTTACTATGGCAGCAACAGATAGAAGTTAAAGTTGGTAATAGGAAAACAGCCAGGGGTTTAAAATCTAAAATACAAGGGGCATCATTTGAAAAGAATGCAACATCTGGAGTAGGTGGACCTACAACATACTTCTTTCATGAAGAAGCTGGTATAGCACCAAAGATGATGCAAACATATGAGTATTTACGTCCTGCAATGTCTTCAGGTATGGTAACAACAGGTATGTTTATAGCTGCAGGATCTGTTGGTGACTTGGAACAGTGTAATCCTTTAAAGGATATGATACTCAATCCAAAAGCAAATGATATATATGCAGTAGAAACTAATCTAATGGATGCTGACGGAGGCATTGGTATGGCAGGGTTATTTATTCCTGAACAGTGGTCTATGCCACCTTATATTGATGATTATGGTAACTCTTTAATTGATGAAGCTATTGAAGCTATAGTAACGGAAAGAGCACGTTGGAAGAATGAATTAAGTGGAGAACAATATCAGTTAAGAATATCTCAAAAACCTTTGAATATAGCAGAAGCATTTGCATATAGAAAAGAATCTGTTTTTCCTCAAGGAATATTAAGTAAACAACAAAAAAGAATTCAAGAAAAAGAATATCCTTATGAATTAATTAAATTAGATAGGGATGAAAAAGGAATTTTTGCTAAAAGGACAAATAAATTACCTATTACAAGATTTCCAGTAGATAAAAAACAAACTGATAAAACAGGTACTATAGTTGTATGGGAAAGGCCTGTAAAGAATCCAGAGTTTGGTGCATATTATGCTTCTATTGACCCCGTGTCAGAAGGAAAAACAACTACATCTGATTCTCTTTGTAGTATCTTTGTATATAAAAATGCAACTGAAGTTACAAGAACTACAGCAGCAGGTGATGTTGAACAGTTTATTGAAAAAGATAAAGTAGTAGCTGCATGGTGTGGTAGATTTGATGACATTAATAAAACTCATGAAAGACTTGAATTAATAATTGAATGGTATAATGCTTGGACATTGGTAGAGAATAACATTTCACTTTTTATCCAGCATATGATTGCTAGAAAAAAACAGAGATACTTAGTACCTAAACAACAAATACTTTTCTTAAAAGACTTGGGTTCCAATAGAACTGTATATCAAGAATACGGTTGGAAGAATACAGGAACATTATTTAAAAGCCATTTGATTTCTTATGCAATTGAGTTTTTAAGAGAAGTAATAGATGAAGAAACTGATATTAACGGTGTAGTTACAAATCAAACATTAGGTGTTGAAAGAATACCGGATCCAATGTTAATTAAAGAAATGTTAGCTTACTATCCAGGATTGAACGTGGATAGACTGGTTGCATTTGGTGCATTAATTGCATTTGTAAAAATACAACAGTCTAACAGAGGTTATTCTAAAAGACGGGAATCAGAAGATAATTCTTTGGTAAATTCAGAAAAATTCACTAAATTAAAGTATAGTCCGTTCAAAAATATTGGGCAAAATAAATCAAGAAATAGCTCCAGACCAAGAAGGTCAGGTTTTAAAAATTATAAATAGAACAATTAAATATATTCTAGAATGAAAGTATTAAATGCAATGCAGTTAAAAAATGGAGCTAAGGCAGAGAGCGGCCCTACGTTCTCTAGTTTAACTCAACCAGTTCAGTTTATTTCATCTAAACAAAAAACTGATGAGTGGGCTGCATGGAATTTAGATTGGCTTGAAGTTCAAGGAATAGAATTTTTGCGTTTAAATGCTAGAAGGCTTTTAAAGAATTATAAATTAGCTAAAGGTATTATTGATAAAACAGATTACATTGTTGAAGAAGACAATGATTACAAAGAACTAATGGATGTTCTAACAACAGAAAATGAATCTGCGTTAGAATTAAAGTTTTATCCTATTGTACCTAATGTTATTAATGTTTTAAGCGGAGAGTTTGCTAAGAGATATAATAAAGTTCAATTTAGAGCTGTAGATGACAAGTCATACAATGAAATGTTGGAGCAGAAGAAAGTTGAAATTGAACAAGTATTACTTGCTGATGCAGAAAGGAATCTTGTTCAGTCAATGATAGAAGCAGGAATGGATCCGGCATCAGAAGAAGCACAACAGAAACTATCTCCAGAAAATTTAAAATCATTACCAGAAATAGAAGATTACTTTAGTAAGTCTTATAGAAGTAGTGTAGAAGAATGGGCATCACATCAATTAAATGTTGATGAGGAAAGATTCAAAATGCAAGAGCTTGAGGAAAGAGGTTTTAGAGATAGCTTAATTGCAGATAGAGAGTTCTGGCATTTCCGCATGTTAGAGGATGACTATGATGTTGAATTATGGAATCCTGTATTAACATTTTATCAAAAGTCTCCAGATCAAAGATATATATCTGAATCTAATTATGTAGGTAAGATAGATTTAATGACAGTATCTGATGTAGTAGATAAGTATGGGTATTTAATGGATGAGAAGCAATTAAAATCTTTACAAAAAATATATCCAGCTAGATCTGCACAATACCAAGTTAACGGTTATCAAAATGATGGATCTTATTATGATGCAACAAGGTCACATGAATGGAATACTAATTCTCCTAGTCTAGCATATAGACAATATACAAGTAACTATTGGAATGACCCATCAAGTGGTGGAGATATAGTATCTCAAATATTAGATGAAAGTGAAGACTTAATACAATGGGGTGATAGCAACCTGATGAGAGTTTCTACAATCTATTGGAAAACTCAAAGAAAGGTAGGACATCTTACTAAAATTGAACTAGACGGTGAGGTTACTCAAGAAATAATTGATGAAACATTTAAGATTACAGAAAAACCTGTATATGATACATCAATATTTAAAAATAAATCTAAAGAAACTTTATTACAGGGAGAACATATTGATTGGATCTGGATTAATGAAACTTGGGGTGGAGTAAAAATAGGACCTAATGTACCAGCAATGTGGCATACTACAATGGGTGATAACGTTAATCCTATTTATGTAGGTATTAATAGAACTAAACCTGGTAGGTTACCTTTCCAATTTAAAGGTTCTAATACATTATATGGGTGTAAACTTCCAGTAGAAGGTCGTGTATTTTCTGATAGAAATACAAGATCTACTTCATTAGTAGATTTAATGAAAGCTTATCAGGTTGGGTATAACATGGTAAATAATCAAATAGCAGATATACTAATTGATGAATTAGGTACTGTAATTATGTTTGATCAAAATGCTTTACCACGTCATTCAATGGGAGAAGATTGGGGTAAAAATAATTATGCTAAAGCATACACTGCTATGAAAGATTTTAGCATGTTACCTTTAGATACATCTATTACTAATACAGAAAATGCTACAAACTTTAATCACTACCAGACTCTTAATATGGAGCAAACAGGTAGATTAATGTCACGTATTCAGTTAGCTAATTATTTTAAACAACAATGTTTTGATGCAATTGGAATCAATCCACAACGTCTAGGTGGAGCTGTATCAGCACAAACTGCAACAGGTGTAGTTAATGCTATGCAACAATCCTATGCGCAAACAGAAATATACTTTGTACAACACTCAGATCATTTAATGCCTAGGGTGCATCAAATGAGAACTGACTTAGCACAGTTCTATAATAGTACAAACCCAAGCGTCAGACTTAGTTATATATCTAGTGAAGCACAAAAAGTAAACTTTACAATTAATGGTACTGATTTATTATTAAGAGACTTTAATGTTTTTGCAACAACTAAAACAAATCATAGAGCAATTCTAGAACAGCTAAAGCAAATGGCTTTAACTAATAATACTACTGGAGCATCAATATATGAGTTAGGTAATATTGTAAAAGCAGACTCTATTGCTGGAGTAACAGATATACTAAAAGATTCTGAAGCAAGAATACAAGCTCAGAGACAGCAAGATATGCAACAACAACAGCAAATGCAGCAAGAGCAACTACAAGCTAAAGCTCAAGAAGAACAAATGAAACTGCAAGCTGAGCAAATGGAAAATGATAAGGATAGACAAAATGATTTAACTATTGCTGAAATTAGAGCTGCTGGTTATGGTTCAATGAGTGATGTTAATGAAAATAAAGTATCTGATTTTCAAGATGCTATGAAAGACATTAGAGAAACTACACAATATAGAGAGCAAGCTAATCTTAAGCGTACAGAACTAACTCAAAAGGGAATACTTGAGCAATCTAGATTAAATGTAGAAAGAGAAAAAATATCTGCAGATAAGCAAATAGCTAATACTAAATTAGAGATAGCTAGAGAAAACAAAAACAAGTATGATGTACAATCTTCTAATAAAAAGAAGAAAGATAAATAAGTGTTAGCTATATACTGCAAAAAACTTTACTAAAATTTAAAATTATATAAGTTTATTGCATTGTATGTGAAAAAACATTTTGTATATTATATATATAAGGATTTAATATTAAAACCAACAATAATATGGATACCAAAACAAACACTGTGAACAGTAACGTAGAGACATTAGACATTAACATTGATGAAATATTTGATGGTGCTCCAGGAAGTGGAGCTGTCACATTACCTGCGGAAGAAAAACCAAAAAGAAATATTTTATCAGGATTGCAAGAAAAAGCAGATTTTTCTTTTGCTGATCCAGATAAAGATGATGCTGATGACTTAACTGCTAAAGTTGATGAAACAGAAAAAGAAGAGGTAACTGCAGAAAAAGAAACTGCCAAAGAAGATACTAGTAGCAAAGTAGAAGAAGCTGCTGATATACTAGAATCTTTAGATGAAGTTGATGAAGTTGCAGAAGAAGAAAAACCATCTAAAAGAGGTAGAAAGAGTATATCAGGAATATCTGATGTATTTTCTAAACTTATTAAAGATGATAAGATAGTTCCTTTTGATGATGATAAAGAATTAGAAGACTATACTGCCAAGGATTGGGAAGAATTAATTCAAGCTAATTTAGAAGAAAAAGCTAATCAAGTAAGAAGAGAAACCCCAAAACAATTTTTTGCTAGTTTACCTGAAGAACTTCAAGTAGCAGCAAGATATGTAGCAGATGGTGGTCAAGATCTTAAAGGATTATTTTCAACATTAGCTCAAGTTGAAAAAACTAAAGAGCTTAGCATTAAGAAAGAACAAGACCAAGAAACAATTATTAGAGAATATTTAGGTGCTACAGGATATGGAACACAAGAAGAAATCTCTGAAGAAATTGAAATTTGGAAAGATTTAGGTAAACTAGAAAAACAAGCATCTAAGTTTAAACCTAAATTAGATAAAATGCAAGAAAAGGTTGTTGCTAAAAAGATAGAAGAGCAAGAGCTTAAAAAGAAGCAGCAAGAACAAGCATCTAAACAATACATGTCTAGTGTATATGAAACATTAAAGGATGGTAATTTAGGTGATATAAAAGTTGATAAGAGAACACAAACAATGTTGTATAATGGTTTAGTACAACCAAGTTACCCATCTGTTAGTGGACGTAATACAAATTTGCTTGGTCATCTTTTAGAAAAGTATCAGTTTGTTGAACCAAACTATACATTAATTTCTGAAGCATTATGGTTGTTACAAGATCCAGATGGATACAAAGCAAAAATAATGGATAAAGGTGCACAGAAAAGTGTTGAGCAAACTGTAAGAAAATTAAAGACTGAACAGGCAAATGCAGGCGGATCTAACTCTTTAGGAATACAGAGTAAGGAAGAAGGAAAGAAGAAGTCAGGAAGAAAATTACCTAGAACCAACAACATATTCAAACGGATTTAACAATCAAAAATAAATAACAATTAATATTAACAACAAAAACAAGTAAAAATTATGGCAACTCCAGTATTAAATAATGGAATTTTCCTAAGAGATACAAGCTACAAAGCTAGTTCTCATGTTGATTCTTATCACTTGACTCAGATGCTAGGTTCAGCAGAACCTATGGATATGGGACCAGTAGACCTTTGGGCAATGACCCAAAAGGTTGAAATGCCTTTATATCAAATGGCATCTTTCGGTGGAAAGAATACAATCATGGTGGACAATGCACGTGGTGAGTACAAATGGCAAACTCCAATTGCACAAGATCTTCCCTACATTGTAGCAGATATTGAAGCAGGAAACACAAGTAAAGGTGTAGACGGTACTACATTTAAAATTAAGATTTCCAAAAGAACATTTGGACATGGTGATATTATCACATATGACAAATACAATGGATTAGAGCTTTACATCACAGCTGATGATATTATCCCAGCAGGTGACGGCTACATCTATACAGTTCAATTGGTAAACAACAACAATGCAGCTAGCTTAGATAATAAGTATTTAGCTCAAGGTACAAAGTTCTTCAGAAAAGGTTCTGCAAGAGGTGAGTACGGAGAAAGATTCTCTGACATTGAAACAGGTTCTGGTTTCCGTGAATTCTACAATTTTGTAGGAGGAGCTGAAGCACATGTACATTATTCTATTTCTAGCCGTGCTGATCTAATGATCAAAGGTGGTTTGAATGCTGATGGTACTGTACCAGTAACTGAGATCTGGAGAAACTTTAACACTGACTCAGCAAATCCATCTGTTCCTTCAATTGAAGGTTTAGTAGCAAATATGGGTAAAGCTGGTGCAAGAGAAGCTATGGAAAATGGTACTCTTACACGTACTTTCATTACAAATATGGAAGCAGCTCACTTATCTAAAATTGCAACGGATATTGAAACTTACCTAATGTGGGGTAAAGGTGGTAGAATTAAACAAGACGGACCAGATGATATTAGATTATCTGTAGGTTTATGGGCACAGTTAGATAACTCTTTCAAAAGAGTATATAACAAGTCTTCATTTACTCTTGATATGTTTAAGTCTGAGCTTTACAACTTCTATCAAGGTAAAGTTGAGTTTAAAGGACCGGACCCACAAAGATCACTTGTTGTACAAACAGGTATTGCAGGAATGCAATTGATCAACAAAGCTATTGCTGATGAAGTATATGGTTCTGGTTTAGTTCAAAATGCATCTGATATAGGAGCTGTTAAAGGTTCTGGTATGGATTTGGATTACGGTTTTGCTTACACAAGCTTTACTATTCCATTCTTAGCTAACGTTAAGTTTGTATTGAATCCAGCATTTGATAACTTAAATACAAATGACATTGAGAATCCATTAATTGATGGAAGACCTCTAAGTTCTTATAGCTTTATTATCTTTGATGTAACTGATGAAGGAAATGACAACATTCACTTGTTGAAACTTTCTTGGGATAATCAACTTAAGTGGTTCTACCAAAATGGTACTATGGACTACATGGGAAGAACTCAAGGGTTTGCATCTTCTGGAAACTTCAATGGATATAGAGTTATGATGACTCAAACAATGCCAGCTATTTGGGTTAAGGATCCAACTAAAGTTCTAAAAATTGTAATGAGAAACCCTATCACAGGAGGATCATTCTAGAGAACATTAATATTAAAGGGGAGGGGTTAATCCTCCTCCCTTTTTTTTAATCCTTAAATAAAATAAAAATGGCACAATTAAAAAAAGTTACACAGAAGTTTCAAGATAAAGCTTATGTAGGTAAAGTAAATACTACCGGTCTAGCAAGATTGCTTCATGTTAATGAAGTAATTGATTGGGTTAGAGGAGCGGCAGATTTAGAGTTTGTATCTAATGTTGAAGCAATAGCTGCAGGTTTGGAAAAAGGAGACTTATACCATACAGCAGGTGTATTAAAAATAGTTATAGACGCTGTAGAAGAATAAACGTCAAAAAACTTTAGCAAGACTAAACATCTTGCTTTAGAAATTATTAATAAATAAACTGTACAATATTTGTACTTTTGACTAGTAAATAATTATTAATTTTAAAAACCAAAAAAAAAATGGAGGATTACACAATTGTAGAAAAATATCAGCAAACAAAAAGTAAGACTATAGCCATACGTCCTTTCTTTAATGCAAATAAAGAAAACATGGGACTTGAGCAATATGGATTATCATTGCATGATGGTGTTTTTCATGAAGAAAGTTTAGCATGTTTAGAAATGAATGGTGTTAAACGTTATGTTACAGGTTTAAATGAGTTTGCACCTGAAGTAAAAATGCTTCCAAAATCAGAGAAGAAAGCAAAAATTAAAGAGATAAGAACAGTTGTAGCACAGTTAGAAGCTGAATTAGCTGCTAATGTTGTTGACACAGAGGATAAAGAGTTTTGGAATAAACTTACAATAATGAAACCTGATAATTCTGCATTTTGGGATAAGATTAGTTTAAGATGTGGTAATGATCCAACATTCCTAGATCCAGCTACAGACCCTTATGATCTTATTAAATTACATGCAATTAATGCAGGTGGTTTTTCTATTGTTGCTAAATCATTAAAAGCAGCAAAGGAATCTAATACACCTTTTAAGTTTTTCTTAGATACTGCAAAAGAATCATTATCTACAAGAACTGAATTAAGTAAACTTAGAAATAAAGCACTAGTTGCATTACAAAATATGTATGATTCTAATGTTGCTAAACTTATGTACGTTGCAAAAATATGTGATGTAGACAGTGTTCAATATGTAAAAGCTACACCTAATGATGTATTATATGAAAATATGGATGCATACATTAATGGTTTTGGTGCCGAGTCATCTAAAAAAAGAGCAGCTTCTCAATTTTTAGAAGTAGCTAGTTTAGACATGGAAGAATTAAAAATAAGAGCATTGATTAAAGATTCTCTTTACTATAGATTTATAACAACTAAAGCCGGAGGTTGGATTGAACCAATTGATAGTGGTGTTAAGTTGGGTAAATCACCATCTGAATGTATGCAACACTTAAAGAATCCAGAGAATGAAGATACTTTAATGTCATTACTTGCTAAGGTGGAACCATACTGGAACTCATAAAATTTGAATAATGAATAACAATACTCTTTTATTAAAATTAAAGCAAAGGCTTAATAAACTAGATAGTCAAGATTATGACAATATAGAATGTTGGCAATTTGTAGAAGCTTTTAATAAAGTACAATTAGAATGGTGTAGAAGACAGCTACATGGTGGTAATATGTACAAAGAAGGGGATGAGTTATCTAAAAAAAGAATTGATGATTTACAACCCCTATTAATAGAACTTTTATTAACAGGAACTGTATCAGAAACTTATTTTGAATCAAATAATTTTCCAGTAGATCAATACTTAGAATATAAAAAAGTAAGTACAGACGCTACTTCAGAATGTTGTCCAGATCCTAGATCAATGACTGTATACCTTTCTGAAGTAGCTAATGTACCATTACTGCTAAGAGATCCTTTAAAAAATCCAGATTATGAATGGGGTGAAACTTTTTGTACTATGCAAACTAATACAATAAGAATATATAAAAACAATAACTTTAATATTGTCAACCCTGTTTTAACATATTATAGAAAACCAGTCTATATAGAAGTATTGGGATGTACAGATCCATATACAGGTGTTACAAGCCCTGTTAACATAGACTGTGAATTTAAAGATGATGTAGTTGAATTAATGTTAGATGACACAGCATCTTTAATAGCAGGTGATATTGAAAATCAGTATCAACAACAAAGAGGACAAGCTGCAGCTGAACGCAATAATTAAACAAAAAATTATTTATACAGTATAGCTTTCTTATTTAAAATTAATTACGTATATTATTAATGTACACAATGTACAAACTTTATATATTTATAACAACAAAAAACAAAAATTATGGCTTATTTTAATCATGCGTTTTACAAAACGTTTGTAGTAGGTTCCACTGAGGCTAATGCCGGAATCTCTACATCAGCACTAGCTGCTGGAGAAATGGGTATTGTTAGTGACTCAGATTGGGAAACTATTGCAATACCAGGAGGTGCTTTGCCAGCTAATTCATTAGCTTACTTAGTACAAGGTTCATTTTACACTAAAGACACTATTGGAAACAATCCAGGTCACGGTGGATACAAAGAATCTGTAAAATCTAAAGGAATCAATCCTAGATATGTATCTAGAGCTTGGTATACAAACTGTTTGGTTGCATCACAGTCTAAGGCTTCATTGTCTTTAGGTTCTGATTGTACTCCATGTGGTTCAACACAATTTATGAGAATGGATGTTAAGGGTTCACCTGCATTAAGATTCTTAAATCACAATGCATATGCTATTGGAGATTCAGCAAACATTTGCTGTATTGATGGACAAGAGTTTCTTGATCCTGCATTAGTTGGTGCTACTATGGCTGATATGGTATTAGCTAATCCTTTAATCAAACCTTTTGTTGCTGAAGCAGATGTTGATGGTGCAAAAGATGCAACTTTAGTTGGTGGAACAGGTTATTCTGTTGCTGCAGGTGTTGCAGTAACTGGTGGATCTGGATCTGGTGCAGCTGTTAATATTTTAACTGTTGCAGGTGGTGCCGTTGCTACATTTAGCTGGGCTGCTGTAGGTTCTGGATATGCTGTAGGTGATGTATTAACAATTTCTGGTGGTGGTGCTGATGCAACATTAACTCTTACTTCTGTATCAGAAGGTGGTGTTGTTGTATCTGTAGAAACTGCAGGAGTAGTTTCACAAGAAGTTTTCACTATTGCTGAAGTATTAGCTGGAACATATGTTGCTTCAACTGATCCAAATGGTGCTAGTAAAGTTTCTGCTACTGTAGAGTTTGTAGGAGCATACGTAGGTACTAAATTTGGAAATTGTTCTTTTGATTCAAGAGATCACTTTAATGCTGAGCCAGTAGAAATTATTGCTTCTGTATTAGATGAAACAGGTGAAGTATGTAATGATTGTGGTGTTGCAACAATGACTCCAGGTCAAATGCAACAAACACAAGGTGAGCAAGTAATCAGAGACTTAATCTTATCTGAAAGATACCGTCAATCTCCTTACAACCAAGGAAACGCTGACAGTGCTAGAATCAGAGAAATTGAAATGTCTGATGAGTTACTTTCTGCTGTAGATAGAAGTGCTACATATAAAGCATACTACTTACAACACAGTGTACCACGTTTCAACAATCCAAGTGGATTATTTGATAATGATCAGTATGTTTACCAAATCTATGTTAAGTGTGATGATGATGCAGCAAATGTTGCTGTCAAAGCTTTACTTGACAAAGTTGTTGCTTTAGCTAATGCAGCTGGGAATCCAATTGCAGTAGAATACAACAGTGCTTGGTAAAATGTAATATATTTTTACACAAATAAACTAGAGCAGGAGAATTAAAAACTCCTGCTCTTTTTATTTTATATTGTCTGTTATTTTTTGTATATTATATATATAGCATGTTAAAGTATTAAAAAATGGCAGATAAGCATATATTAAGTTTAGAAATCCCAACTGTATCTAATTGCGGTTTATTATGTATTAAAGACACTAGCCAATACTCATCTGAGTTAGCTGTGGATTGTGAAGAATTACTTATCACATTACCAGGTTTCAGTGTGCCTGTACTAATAAAAGTTGATAAGGATTTTGATATGTGTTTGACTGCATGCACATTAGCATTACAAAAAGAAAATTGCGGCAATAGCCAGCAAGATATACCTGATGGTATATATGTTATAAGATATAGTGTATCTCCAAATGCAAAAGTATATGTGGAGTATAATCACTTAAGAGTTACTTCTCTACTTACTACTTATTATGAAGTTTTATGTAAACTTGATGTTCAGGCTTGTCAGCCAGAATTTCAAAAGCAAGATCTTTTAAATGAAATGTCATTTATTAGAACTCTTATAGATGCAGCAGTTGCAAATGCAGAATATTGTCAATCATCTGCTCAAGCAATCCAGCTATATACTTATGCAAAACAAAGATTGAATAAAATAGCTTGTCCTTCAGGACAATGTTAAATATACATAAACCAAAATGTAAAATATTATGAACTGTGCCCATTGTAATAAACCGTTCACATGCGGATGTCAAAAGACTCAAGTAGATGGAGTTACTATACACAAAACGTGTAGAACTTCATTTGCTGCTAATAAGGCTGAAGTAATTGCTAAAGCTAATGAAGAAAAAGTTAAAGCATCATCACGTGATTTTGATTTACAATTGGCTTCACATCAAATTAAAAACTTAAGAAATACATAACTGCTGATGCCTACAACACATACATCAAATAGTGATTATAAAAAAGAGCAAGCTCTTATAAAGAGAATAAACACAGAGCAAAATTTTGCTCAACAGGTGTATGTTCTTTTTAGAGAAGTTAAGTATGGAATATCACCATGCTGTTATTCTGATTTTGAATCAGCTGTGTTAAAGAAATCATTGTGTGATTGGCAAAATGCAGCTAGTAATAAAGTAGTAGCATCAACTGAAATAGAAGGTCAATTTGTAGAACCTTTAGCACAAATAAATTTAAAAGCAAGCATACCTTGTCCTGTTACACCAACTAATGTAGTTACAATATATGACTTAGAAGATTTACTTGAAGATGGAGGTACATACACTCAATGTTTTGAGGTTGCATCTGATGAATGGATTATTACACATGGTTTAGGTTCATATCCATCAGTTACAGTTGTAGATAGTGCTAATACTACAGTAGTAGGAAATGTAGAGTATATAAGTACTCAACAATTAAAAATAACATTTAATGCATCTTTTTCAGGGTGTGCATTTTTAAATTAAATAAGTAAAATAAATAATAAATAAATAAAACAAAATGGCAGTACAATTTTTAACGGGACTCAATGTCCAAGGAAATTTAAATCTGAATGATAATCAAATACAAAATGTAATCATTCAGCCTCTTGGCGCAGACCCGTCAGGAATTGCAGGTAAAATCTATTATAACTCTGGTACAAATAAACTAAAATTATATGATGGTTCTGCTTGGGTAGATATAACAACAGGTGCAGATGGTAACACAACCTATGACTTAACAGCAACAGGATCTGGTAACGGAACAGCAACATTAAATTTAGTTGCTTCAAATCCAGCTAGTACTGATGCAATAGTATATACAGGTACAGGTACAACCACAGTAACACGTGCTGGTTCTACATTTACTATTAACTCAGCTGATCAATACGTTGGTACAGTAACAGATGTTGTAGCTGGTACTGGTATTAGTATAACTGGTAAATCAACAGACGTACCTACAGTAAATATTCTATATGATACTGCAGCGAATGCAATCTTATCAGCAACTGCACAGAGTCCAACAGCAGAAGACTTTTTATGGTTCTCAGCTGTAGCAGATGATGTTATCTACAGGACATCAATTGATAAAATGCCAGGTTTTGGTAAAGATGGTACAGTTACTTCTGTAGGATCTGGAGCAGGTTTAACAGGTGGTACAATTACTGCAGCAGGAACACTAGCAGTAGATTATGCAGGAGTAGACAACGTTGTATTAGCAGCCAGTGATGGAACAGCTGTTGATTTAGTTGCGGATGATAAAATTTTATTTTCTGATGATACAGATAGCAATGCTAAATTTGCAAACTTATCTCAAGTAGCAAGTTATATTAATGCAGGTGCAGGTTCTGTAACTTCTGTTGATGTTAGTGGTGGAACTACTGGTTTAACAACAAGTGGTGGTCCAATTACAGCTAGTGGAACAATTACTTTAGCTGGTACATTAAACGAAGTAAACGGAGGTACAGGATTAGCAGCATATACCAAAGGAGATATATTATTTGCAGACGGTGCAAATTCATTAGCTGCATTAGGAATTGGTGGAAATGGGCAAAGACTTGCTGTTTCCTCATTAGGTGTAGTAGAGTGGGTTAATGATTCTGGTTCAGGTGTAACAAGTATTGAAATAACAGAAACAGGTAATGCATTAACAATTACAGGTGGACCAATTACTACTTCAGGTACAATAAACATTGCAGGAGCAGGTTCATCAAGTCAAGTAATACTTGGTGATTTAACTTTAGGTACTCATACAACTGGTACAGTAACAAGTGTTGGTACAGGTAAAGGTCTTACAGGTGGAACAATTACAGCTACAGGAACAATTGATGTTGATTATGGTATAACTGGTCTTATAGAAGATGCTCCATTAATGGCACAACTTCCAGCGACTGATGACCTTATATTAATACAAGATGCAGCAAGTGGTAAAGGAGAAACAGTTAAACAACCGCTTGGTAAGGTTTCATTATCTGTATTTGATGCACCTTCTGCTGATTTAAGTTTTGGAGCTTTCAAACTTACAGCTTTAGCAAATGGTACAGCATCAAAAGATGCAGTTAACTTAGGGCAAGTACAAGCACTTGTGGCCGGAGTTGGTGTATTCCAAGGTGGATATGATGCATCAGCAAACTCACCAGCAATAGCAGGAGCAAGTAACATTGCACTAACAACCGGGGATTTCTTTGTTGTTACTAAAGATGGTACTATAGCATTTAATGGAAGTAATGTAGATGTAGAGGTTGGAGATACAATTTATGCTAATCAAGCAATTGCAGCAAGTTCTAATCCTCCAGCTTCAGATTATGCTATTGTTATTCAAGATCAAAACATTGCAGGAGTAGGTGCTACAGATGGAGCAACTGAAAAAGGTGTTGCTGGATTTAGTAGTGCAACTTTTGCTGGTACAGCAACTGGATTTATTACTGTTAAAGCAGGTGGAATTAGTGATGCTCAACTAGCAAGTACATTCAACAAAGAGATTGGTACTAGTACAGATCTTGATACAAGTGATGTAGATGTAGTTGATCAGATTAATGTTACAGATGGTGTTATTACATCAATGAGTAAAAGAACATTACCTAATGCTGCAACAGGATCAGTTGGTGTTACAGAGATAGCAACACAAGCTGAAGTTGATGCGGGAACAGATACATTTAGATATGTAACTCCAGCAACATTAAATAGTGCTCAATCTAAAAGATCATACACAGGTACTTATCCAGCAACTACTACAAACACTTTTAGTATTGCTACTGGTGTTCATGGATTAGCTAATGGACCTTGGATTATTCAAACTTATGATTCTAAAGGAAATCAAGTATTTATGGATGTTCTTGCAGATAAAGCTTCAGGAACTGTAACATTTACTGCAACTGCTAATATGGGTGCAAATAACATTACAGTAGTAATGCAACTTGTAGGATAATAAAGAGTAGAATTTAAAGGGGGAGCATTTAAATCTAGAATTTAGTGTTTCCCCTTTTTTTTAAAATATGTATATTGCAAACAAAGAATAAAATGTCATGGCTATAAGTTTTTTATCTTCAATAGAAATAAACGGATCATGTACTGTCACTAGTATAGCGAATGATAACAGTACATATACTGGTATATTAGTATGGGATGGTTCAGGATTGAAGTACAGAACTAAAGCTCAACTTTTATCAGATATTGGTGCAGGTTCAGGAACAGGTACTGTGACTTCAGTTACTGTTACAGGTTCTAATGGTTTATCTGGTACAGGTACAATAACATCAAGTGGTACAATAACCTTATCAAATAGTGATAGAGGTTCAGCTCAAAACATATTTAAAAATATTGCAGCAGCTGGTCAATCTAACATTGTTGCAGATAATAATAATGATACACTTACATTTAAAGCAGGTAGTAATATTACAATAAAGACTGATGCAAGTACAGATACTATTGAGATTATATCTAAGGATACAACAACAAACTATTATTTAAGTTCTGCATCTTTTGATACAGGTAATGGTGTATTAACACTTAATAGATCTGGACTTACTGCAGTAACAGTTGATCTTGATGGAAGATATGCTACAAGCTCAGGTGTTACTTCTATAGCTACTTCAAATGGTATTACAGGGGGTACAATAACCTCAACGGGTACAATTCAACTAGACAGTACTGTTATAAGAACTACAGGTGATCAAACTAAAGCAGGAAACTTAACAATTTATGGTAGTGGATCTACTGGTAACGCTCTTAGTGTAACAAGAGGTAGTGATGGGGCTAATGCTTTTAGA